TCATAATTCAGAGTTTGCTACTAAAGAATATATTGTCCAATATGATGAACTAAAGAAAAAAATATATGATTTAGAAAAATGAACTCACAAAAGAATAAGGGCGATAGGGCAGAAAGAGAAGCCTGTATTTATCTAACAGCAGCTACAGGGCATATAGTAGAAAGACGTTTTGGTGCAGGTCAGGATAAAGATAAAGGAGATTTGGTTGGTATTCCTAATACTGTTGTACAAGTCACAGATATGCGTGACAAATCAGAAGCAGTACTTAGAAAGCCTAGAGAAGCAGAACAGCAAAGATTAAATGCAAAAGTAGACCATGCAATTACTATGGTTAGGTTTAATAAAAGACCAGGATGCAAAGAAGGTGATAACTGGCGTGTAGTGATGACCATCGAACAGTATGCAAGACTTATAAAATGAATTGTTATTTTTGTAATACAAAATTGATAGTAGGAGGTGATATAGATACTGATGAAAGTATGCATCCTGATTTGTATGCAGAATATTCTGTAAGAACTAATCTATCTTGTCCTAAGTGTTTTGCGGAAGTGGAAGTACTGAAAAAAAGAAACGCATATGATTAATATAAAACTAATTTCTTGACAGGGGTATACCTTAGATGTACACTTAATATTGTAAACACTACCGAGAGGTTATCCAATGACAAGATCTTTAAATGTTCTTTCAAAAATCTTAGGACTTACAGCAAGTTCTAACCCACATGAAGCAAAAGCTGCAGAAGCAAAATTAGAACAGCAACTACTAGCTAGAGGCATAACTAAAGAGCAACTTGAACAGCAGTTAGATATGGCAACTGTTGATGAAGAAATAGAAGTTATGAGTTTTAGATATGGCGCACCATATAAGCGTGTAGATCCAGCAGTATCTATAATTCTTAGTGCTGTTACACATTTCTATAATGGTAAATTAGTATTTACTTGTTATAAAAGTAATGGTGAGTTGTTAGGCGGTAAATTTTATGAAGGTTATAGACAAATGGAAATTACAGCTAATAAGGCTAGAAAGATAGAGATAGAAATATATACAGATTATTTAGTACAGGCTCTTAATGATGATTGGGCGAAACATTGTAAAGAAGATCCATTTAAGGTTGCTATGGAAGGCGCAGCATATAGAAATAGCTACAGAAAAGCATGGGCTAGACAGGTTAGTAATAGATTTAGCAAAATGAAGAAAGAAGAAGAAACAAATGGAAGGCAATTACAACTAGAAAGCAAAACTGTAAATCAATCAGCATTAGCAGTTACAAAAGCTAATCAGACAGAGTTAGCAAAAGTAGAAGAAGTTTATTATAAAAAATATCCAAGCCTAGGTAAGGGTACAGGTTATACAGGAGGTGGTTCTGGTTCTAGTGCAGGTAGATCAGCAGGTAGTTCTGTAGGACTTAATAGACAGGTAGCAGGTGGTGGACAAAAGCAGTTATCAGGTTACTAAAAATGTCTAATTTTCTAATGATACTTGCTGCTACAGGGTTGTTTTACACAGCCCTTAATTCAGCCTTATACGATATGACTCTCTCAGCATGTGAGAACAAATTAACTAACTACGAACTAGCTTGTAAGGAGGTAAACAAGTAATGGGTACTTTATTAAACTTAACTCATGCAGAACTAAAAGAGGTTTATTTATCTCTTACTAAGGGTCAATGG